TATACATAATGGCACGCCTGATTCTGTTGCTGAAAAATATTTAAATGATTGGAGACAACAAGGATTTCGTGTCCACACATCACGAAGAAGTTACCACAGTGACGGTGTGTTTAATGTTGTAAAACCCGGATGTATTGTGTCTCTTAAAGATATACAAAATTACGAAAAAGAATTTCCTGGATGGGAAGTTTTATATCTTCCAGATCAATCTTGGAATGCAATAGAACCATTTTTTGAATTTAAAGAAAAAGTTGGAGGAAAATGGTGGTTGAAAGGTGAAGAACATAACGATCAGTTGGTTGAATTTGTTAACACTTGGTTAAACGATTGGTTAGGGTATGTGGAAGAAACTGTATTTGATGTTAATATGTTATCGATAGATCAAAACACAATTATATGTAATAATTATAATAAAGATGTTTTTGAATATTTTAAAAAGCACAAGGTTGAACCAATTGTGTTTAATTTTCGACATAGGTATTTTTGGGATGGAGGAGTTCACTGTATAACGCAAGATTTATATAGAGAAGGAACAATGGAGGATTATTTTGGCTGATATATATCACATATTTGCAGATCACAATTCAGATGTTAATGCAATGGAATTTACAACTAAGATGAGAAAATTTTTAGACCAGATGGTTGAAATGAAAAGAATGAATTCATATAGGCTTACAAGAGCAAAATTAGGTTTCAGATCAATGAACTTGCCTGAGTTTCATATCATGATGGAGTTTGATAATATGCAACAATTAGATGATGCTATGACTTCTGTTATTAGAAATGAAAAGAATATTGAAGAATCACATGTTGGTTTTAATCAATTAGTAGATGTTGAAACTATTCAACATTTTCTATACAGAGATTATCCAGACGACATTGGTAAACCAGTTGACAAAAAACAAGAAGAGTTTACAATTAAAGATGTAGTAAAAGCAACAAAAAATATAGATCCTGATATATGGAAAAATTAAGATACTCTGAGATATTCTACTCCGTGCAGGGTGAAGGACGTTTTGTGGGTGTGCCAAGTGTATTTTTCCGTGTATTTGGATGTAACTTCAACTGCCACGGATTTGGACAAGGTAGAGACAAATCAAAATGGTTAAAGCCTGAAGAAATGCCATACATGACGCAGGATTTATCTCATGTAAAACACGTTAGAGATTTACCTGTTGTAGAAATAGGCTGTGATGCAAGTGCCAGTTGGGCCAGCAGATATAAGCATTTGGTTGCTTGGGACAGTGTGGAAGAGATTGCTAAAAAAGTACGACACTACACACCAAACAACAAATGGACAAACGACAACGGATCCGATATACATTTTATATTAACAGGTGGTGAACCAATGCTGTGGCAGAGAGAAACACAACAGATGTTGAGACAACCTGAATTTAGAGATTTAAAAAATATTACTGTAGAAACAAATTGCACACAACCTTTCAAAGCGGACTTTCAAAGATTCCTACAAGGATTGGTTGCAGGCGATTACACCGAAGAGCCAGTACACATAACTTGGTCAACATCTCCTAAATTATCAATATCAGGTGAACACTGGGCAAAAGCAATAAAAGGTGAAGTAGCACAACAATATGCCAATATACCAAACAGTCATTTGTATTTTAAATTTGTTATACAGGACGAACAGGACTTAGAAGAAGTAGAAATGGCAAGAGAAGAATACAAAAAATTTGGTGTAGAAGCGGATATATTCTTAATGGCTGTAGGAGCCACACAGGAAGGGCAGGCAAAAACGGCAAAACAGGTGGCAGATTTGGCACTGCAAAATGGTTACAAATACTCACCAAGACTGCACGTGGATTTATTTGGTAACAAATGGGGAACATAGGTAGACTTAAACAAAAAAATAAGGTATAATTGTATTATGAAAGTTAAAAAAGCAACAAATACAACTGTTAAGAAAAAGAATACAAAAGGTTCTAAGGCAAAAAAGAGCGAAGAGCCATGGGTAAAGGTTCTTAATATGAATGTAAATCCGGACAATCCTAGGAATGGATTTTTTGAACTTGATTGGAATGACGAATTTGTTAATATGCTAAAACAAAATGGATACGTTGGAGAATCGTCTGAAGAGATTGTTGATAGATGGTTCCAAACCCTTTGTAGAACAATCGGTAACGAGCAAGGCATAGATGTTACTGGATCTGGATATGTACAGATTAACAGAAGAGACGACGGCAAGACAGAGGTGTCTTAATGACACACATTTTAGTAGATACAGCAAACACATTCTTTCGTGCTAGACATGTAATACGTGGCGATACCAGTGAAAAAATAGGAATGGCTATTCATATCATGATGAATTCAATAAAAAAGGCATGGCAAGATTTTGATGGCACACACGTTGTATTCTGCCTAGAAGGCAGATCATGGCGTAAGGACCATTATGCACCCTATAAAAGAAATCGCAAGGATGCGGTTGATGCCATGACAAATCAAGAAAAAGAAGAGAACGAAGTTTTTTGGGAATGTTATGATGATTTTTGTGAATTTATTAAAACAAAAACTAATGTTACAGTATTACGTAATCCAAGAGCAGAAGCAGATGATCTTATTGCAAGATGGATAGATAAACACTCCGAGCAAAAACATGTAATCATAAGCACAGACAAAGATCTAAATCAACTTGTAAGTGAAAATGTTAAACAATATAATGGTGTCACTGAACAAACAATGACCAAAGAAGGTTGGTTTGATAAAAAAGGTGCTCCTGTTATTGATAAAAAAACAAAAGCACCTAAACCTGCACCTGATACTGAGTGGATAATTTTTGAAAAGGCAATGAGAGGTGACCCAAGCGACAACATATTTTCTGCTTATCCAGGTGTTAGAACTAAAGGCACAAAAAACAAGATAGGTTTACGAGAGGCCTTTGCTGATCGTGAAGAAAAAGGGTATACATGGAACAATTTAATGCTATCTAAATGGGTTGATCATGAAGGAAAAGAACACAGAGTATTAGAAGATTATGAACGTAATAAACTGCTAGTAGATTTACATGCACAACCAGAAGCAATAATAGAAGAGTTGGATCAAACGATTGCACAGGCCAAAGCAGAAAACAAAAGCATAGATCAAGTTGGAGTCAGATTCATGCGGTTCTGTGCAAAGTATGATTTAAATAGGATTAGTGAGCAGGCTCAACTTTATGTGGAGCCTTTTAATGCGAGGTTAAGTGTATGACAGTAAGAGCAAAGACACTTGTTAAAGACAAGTTTTGGATAATCGAACAAAACGGCCAAAAGTTAGGTACCCTGCAAAAACAAGACGATAATGGTTGGATCTTTTTAACAAAACAAAAAGACAGACAAGTGTTTCACACTCATGAGAGCCTGTTCACAAAGTTTGGATTTAATATATTTGAAGAATCAAATATAAAAAAACCACAAGAAGAGATACAAACAGACAACTTTGATGTACACGGATACCCATGTAGTCAACATCCATACAATCCGATGTTTGATGTACAAAAACAATTACCCGTATATACAAAGACACCAAAAAGCAAAAGTCAATTTTGTGCAGGATATTTTATAATATGTTTTGAAAAAGGTTGGAGAAAAGCATACTGTCCAAAAATGATTACACTTTCGAGATATGACTATAAAGGTCCTATGAAAACAAAACTAGAAATGCAACAGGTATTAAACAATGCAGTCAAAGAGTTCCAAAATACAAACACGTCCAATTGAAGACCTAATAGGTAGAATTAGAACCTTACGTCAACAAGGACAAAAACAAATTATACTTCCTGCCGCTGAGGCAGATAAATTAGCAGACTCTCTAACACAGGTACTTGCTAGACTTGTACACGTTCAGGATGAAATTATCGAAGCACTTAAAATATCCCAAGAGTCTCAAACAGTGAATGTTGAAATGGACGGTGGTGAGTTTAGTGAGAAAAAATAAAGTAGTTGCTGGAGAAAATTTTTATCAATGGCACAAAAATTGGTATAAACTGCAAAAGTCATTTTTTCATGAACCACACGAAATATACGAAAAAGTTAAAATAGAAAAATTCATCCACAATAACGGTTTTAAAAAAGTTTTTCACCTTAAAGACAAT